TTGTGGTAAACGTTCCAGAGTTTCCACTTGTGTCGAGACACGTGCCATTAGCGGTACCGCCGCTGACTCCCTGCAAAACAAAACTACAATTCGATATAAGTCGCGGATAAACAGATGCAGATAGGATGCAAAAACCTTCTACTGTTCCAGAGAAGGCAGCCTTGGTGTTTATCACTGTGAGGTTATTTGCGTAGAAGTTCAGGCTTGCATCTGCTGAGTTCTCATAGCACTTAAGAAAGCCTGAAGCTGATGCCGCTTGCAATAGTATGGTACTATTGGTGAAGAAAATTCCCTGTTGTGTTGAAGTTCCACTCGTGGCGAGAGCATTGATAGCTTTAGTTGATCCGTCAAAGGTACTGGTTACAACCACATAGCATGCAAAAAAGCTACTTCCATAAGGGCTAGTTGTCTGTGCGAGCGATACTGCGTTAAAGGCATAATCTCCGGCTGTAGTAACGTTCACAAAGTAGTCGTTTGCGAGAATTGAGCCTGTGGCGTTCAGTGCGCTCTGTCCATCTGCTGTAATGGTGTACGAATGGTTAATACGATTGAGCAGAACCCACTCTAATCCGGTTGTGGTTGACGTGATCGTTCCCACAATCGTAGGAGCTGCCGGCCCATTGCCTTTCCCTACTAGAGCCACGTAAGGTTTTAGCGTGATATTCTCCACATACGTCCCTGAATAAATCTCAATGACGTATGGTTTATTGATGGCGGCATCTGTAACGGCATTAATCGCGGATTGAATGGAGGTATACTGTGCGCCTCCGGCTGCACATACGGTTACTGTTTGTGCCTTGTCCATTGGAAAGCGATCAATGTAGCCAGTACTAGCGTTATAGACGTAACGGGAGGGGGATGGTGCGATAGTCATGTGCTAACTCCTTAAGTCGCTGCGATAGAAACGAGCACTGCCTTTGTGGCGTCGGTATACGATACAGTTACCGTCTTCTGTGTCGTTCCACCAGAACCACCTGTCTTATACACCCACGTTTCAGTCGCTCCACCATCGGTGTATCCGACATAATCGAATTTCTTTGGTACGAAGGAACCGGTAAGTCTGTCGGACAAGATCGTTTCAATGTCTCCAATATCCGTGGCAATGTTTCCTGTGTCTGTAGATATGTCTCCGGTGTCGGTTTCAATATTCCCGACAGCGGTATCTATGTCGGAAAGAGTTGCTTCGGTTGCAAATCCAGAAGCAGAGATGTTAGCTCTAGGTACGATAGTTCCATCAGTATTAAATGTTCGATATGCTTTGGAGATATAAAATGTATCTCCTGCTCCGAGGGGGGTAAGCGATAATCTGACCGTAGGAGATATGATTCCAGAGTTCTCATTAATCCACACGGCCCAAGTTCCTGTGGCATTCACTGTTCCCGTGACCGAGGCAGTCACCGGCACCCAGGAGAGCCCTCCGTCCAGGGATTCTTCGATAGATAGATCCGCAGTAGCTCCTACCGACAAAGCGGATACGACTACGGACACCTTCAATGTCGTGGTGTCGTTTCCAGAAATTGCCCCCAAGCTGACGTGCAAGGGGGTGGTGTCTGAGATGATCCTCTGGTAATTTTCCAGCTTCAGTTCAATCAGTTGATATGACATCGCAACCTCCTTACTTCAAGCCACGAATGGTTCGGTAAACAGACGTAAACGTCGCCCCTGATGCAGCCCCGGCCACCACTTTGAAGCGCACATACGGCTTAATGGTGGATCCAACCGAAGGAGCCTGGGGAGCAATCAGATGCACCGCCGTTGGACTTCCAATGGTGCCGCTTCCGGCAGTCCCAAAGTTTACGGGCCCGTCCACGTCCGTCCAGGCCGCGTCCGGCGCATTGGGCGTAGTGGCATCCTGCAGCGTGATTTCCACGTCATTCGCCCCGTATCGGGTTCCGATAAACGTGGAGAACACTCCGTGTACCGAGTCGAGATGGGAAATAGTGTCTACACCGAAGTATTTTGTCTCTCCGGCAGCGACCACTACGATTTCGGCATCCGAACCATACGTCTTGCTGAGAATCGACTTAGACCCGAAAAACCATGACATACTAGCTTCCTTTCAATTTCTTCAACTCTTCTTCCAAAGCCTCTACCGACTTGGAAGCAAGGTGTTTAGGAATGTTGGCAGTTATCTTGAGATTCTGTTGTACCTTTTGTTCCTTCTTTCGTTCCGACTTAAGCAGCAGCTCTGCCGCTTTGAACTTAATCATCAACGTCTTGGAATCCATATCCGGATCGCTGGGGTCAAGGTCCAGTAGGTCAATGACAGTTTCAGCAGCTTTTGTCTTCGCCTTATGCATGGCGATTATGAACGTGTCAGGAGTTAAGAGCCACTCAAAGAACCCCGGGATAAGACACCACGCTTCTATCTCCGCCAACTTAAAGGGCGATATGTATGGGATCAGCGCAGAAAGGTCATCTTCAGTTATCCGCCCCAAGAAGTTCGGAGGGGTTCGTTCGTGCAGTGCGAGCTTGAGAGTAATCTGTCTGTCTGATGGCACAAAAGAAGCCATTTCGTTTACCGTAAGTATGTCGATTTCACGGGTCATGGTATACTGCCTATGTACTGTCTGTTGGGAATCTGGTAAGCTGCCAACTATGAGCCTACCACAGGAGGGACCGAATGACCATTCGAGACAAAGTGACAACTGAGGGGGGCAACCGGGGCTACCGCATGATGCGGTCTAAGATAGCTAAAGACAAGAACGGCTACGGCAAAGTAGTCAGTGTTGCCCGGGAAAAACTGATGCAGAAACTGGGCAAAGACCCTGGATATAATGTTGTCGCTGCCCATGACAAACCGGGTTCTCACTTTGAGAAGGATGGCGGGGAGTTCGACCCGGCTACCCGGTCGGAGAATACGGCCGAATCGAATAAGCTGCGCAAATTCAAGAAAAAACTGAAGGAGAAGAAACAATGAGCTTTTCGGACATTTGGTTCCATGATGATGAGAAGGTTGGCGGTTCTCAGACCAAGGAAGAGAACCAGAAAGTCGTTAAACGGTCACACCTTAAGAACCTCGTTGGCAAGCACACAGCACCCTTAGCCCGTCCTTCTGCCTTTGAGGCTCGTAAGCTTCTGCAGAAGAAGATGGTGAAGAAGGCCGAAAAAGACGAAGAGAGCAAGAAGAATAAGAAGAATCTTAAGCAAGTAATTATGGCGCAGCAGTGTGGTAAATCGACCAGAGAGTAGGATTCGTGGACGACGAAAAGCTAAGGTTAATACAAGAGTATCAAGAAGAAGTAATCAGACAACGAGGTCGACTGCTCAAGGTTTTTATCCCAGATAAACCTTCTGCAGAGCCGTTTCCAGAACAAATAGCCTTCCTCAGCGACAAGTCGAATTCTAAGCTGGCTCGCTGCGGAAACCGTGCAGCCAAGACTTTTACCACCATGCGAGACTTGGCATGGAAGATCACCCGTACTCACTGGTATAGACAAGACTGGAACGTCCTTAAGATTTCAGACAAGGCATGGAAAGACAAACTGGAAACGCCTGAGTATGAGAAGAAGTATCTCAAGGCAAAGCCAAGAACGTTCTGGGTGGTTGGTCCTACATACGAGTTCGTTAAAGAAACCATGTGGGGAATGTATCTGGAGCAGATGATTCCCGCATGGTTTATTAAGGAAATCAAACTCACCAACCAAAAGAATATCGAAGCCGTACACTTTATCAACGGCGATGTACTCAAATGTAAAACCTATGCCCAGCAGGATTCCACCAAGATGGGTTTCGCTGTGGACGAGGTTTACATCGACGAAGCTCCTCCGGAAAAGAAGACAATTACCGAACTCATAGTTCGTACTTTCGACAAGGATGGTTCCATCACCCTGGGCTTTACCCCCATTGTGCAGAACAAGGAGATCCAGGCGTACCTGGACAGCTGCTGTTCAGATGGCACCATGTCCCTGCACTCCTGGAGCGTCTTGGCGAACCCGCACTACCGGGATCACCCGGAACGCCGGGAGAGGGTGCTTGCCGAATACTCCCACATGTCCGAGGAGGAGCGGAACACCCGTCTTTCCGGAGCATGGTACATTGAGAGGCCGAACCAGCCAGTCTTCGAAGGGCTCGAGCCAGAGATAGTGGACGACTTCCCTGTCCCCGACCATTGGCGGCAGATTCGCTATACCGACCCGGCATCCCATGTGACAGGGCATGCCATCTTCGCTGAAGACCCCGCCACTGGGGAATGGTACACTATCCATGCTCAAGAGATTACCTGGGGCAAGATAGCCAAAGCTGAGGACATCCTCGACGTAATCGAAGCCCTGAAGCCCACCCGGTACTTTAAGTACTACGACAGCGTCTACGACAACGCAGAAGCTTGGTTCGGTGCCTACGGTAGACAATATGGGTATCGTCCCTGTATCGTAAAGAACAGAGAAGCGGCCATCATGCAGACCCGCAACGCAGTGGGAACCAAGAGACTGAAGTTCTTCCGTCGGGCAGCTGCAGGAGCGGTGGAGCAGTTCAAGGAGTACCACTACAAGCCCGATGGACAGGGAGTGGTAAAGAAGAAGGATCACATGTTGGATTGCGTCATGTATTTCTGTCGGGAAATCCCTGATCCTCTTCCTACGGCAGAGAATCAACCGACGGTGAAAGAGGAAGCTGTCCAGAATCTGATACGCAAGTATGAGGCAGGACCGATGTCTACCCGTAAGCAATGGGCATTCAATCGGGCGGCAAGAAATTCACGGTTTCAGCAGATTGGTAGACTTAGGAGCATGAGATGATAGAGTTAATTTTGGTTTTGTGTTTTCTCAATTTCATGGCAACTGTAGCTTTGGGCGTCTGGGTAGTCATTTCGCACAGGAAACAGACCCACACTCTCGAGCTTTATTCTTCTCATTTCCTTGCGAAAGTAGGGGAGCTGGAGAAGAACAACAACACTTTGGGTAAGGTGATGAAAATCTTCGAAGACGAAACCCAAATCCTTAAACGCCGCAATGAAAACATGGCTCTCAAAGATCGATTCCAAAGAACTCCGAGGTGATAAATGCCAAAAGTTCGACTTCTATCCGATGCCGAGTTGTCCCGGCTTATCGCTGCTCAGTACCAGGAAGCGAAAGAGAAAGCGGATAAACTCAAGGTGGAATACGACATCTGCGAGATGGCGTATCAGTGCATCAACAACAAAATTCGTGGCGCTTTGGACTCTGGTCTGGCGACTCAGTTTCTGTTCTCTCCACAAAACGAAGAGAACGTCATGCCGCTTATCGAAGGACTGGACTTGGCTAAGGCCATCCTGTTCCTTCACAGCAAACTGTGTATCTCCGACCCCGTGGTGACCGCTGCTCCCCGTAAGCAGGATCATGCCACCAAGATGTCGGCAAAATATGCCCAGCAGCACATGGAATACCTCAAGAACAAGACTCGGATGCAGGAAATCTCCGAAGCCGGAGCATTCCTGAACCTCTGTATCTACGGCACCGGAATCACTTTCTGGGGCTGGAATCCCCATGGCGGCGAGAAGCCCATGGACGATATTCCGGATAACGTGGACATCGAGAACTTTGACTTCCGTATGGAAGGAGCTCACGACGTACGAAACGTCAATCCAAAGAAGTTCTTTCCCGATGCTACGGCGGACATGTGGATCAATGCCGAACATTGCTTTGAAGAGATGGACGTCCCGGCAAAGAAGGCTTACTACGACTTCGATAAACCCGAGCAGCAAGAGATTCTGCGAGCGTCACAGAACGAAGTAAACAACTCCGAAAGTTCAGGCAATAAAGAGAAGAGCACTATTAAGCTCATCCACTACTGGGAGAAAGGACTTCCTTGGAACGGCTTCCTGGGCTCCCATGTTATCTTTATCCGGCCTGAGAATCCTCGCATTCTGTATCGGGGTCCGAATCCTTTTGCCCACAAGAAGCTCCCGTACAGTGTGCTCACAGACATCGACATCCCAGACAACGTGATGGGAATGAGCCGCATTGTGTACGCATACCAGACCCAGATGAGCATCAACAACATGCTCACCATGGTCATGGACAACATGAGCCTCTTCGGAGCGGCGAAGGCGATGCTTCCAGAGGGTGGATTCAATGAGGACATGATCGACAACGATAAGTCGCTCATTGGAACGTACAACCCGGCTTCGGGAGGAAAACCTGAGTTCTTCCGTCCAGTGAATGTGACCTCCGATGTGTGGCGAGCCTATGACATCATGAAGGGATACATCAATAACCTGTATGGTATGAATGAGTTCTCCCAGGGCCAGATTCCTCGAGAGCTTTCGTCCTATGCGGTTCAGTTGGCCTTGGAGATGGACGACAAGTACCGTATCCGCCTCTTCAATAAGAAGAAGCAGTACGTGAAGGACATGTACACCTTCGGTCTTGAGATGACCAAACAGTACGTTACTGAACCCATTCGGCTCAGCATTACGGGAGTTGAAGGATTCGAGAACGACGAATTCTTCATGTCGTCCCAGCTCGAGGGCGAATACGATATTTCCGTGGATTACGGAGCCTACATCCCGGTGGATCCGGCTGCTCGTAAACAGCAGATTCTGGAGTTCATCAAGTCTGGCATGTTCGAGAAGGCTGGCGGCAATATGAAGAAAGCCGCCTCGCTTCTGGTTGATGGTTCGATGTTGGACGTTAAGGATTCGATGGAAACGTCTAGAAACCTGCAGAACGCCGAAATCGCCAGACTCATCAAGGGCGAGAAGGTGAATGTGGAGCCATGGGATGACGATGGGGAACACGCCGCAGCCATTGAAGACTTTGCAAGAACCCAGACCTTCGAAACCCTTCCAAGGGACATCAAGGAAGCAATCTGGGCTCATGGAGAAGCCCACATTAAGACTCTCGCCGAGAAGATTGCCAAATCCGGCGGACAGCCGGGGGCTCCAGGAGGTCCGATGGGAGCGGGTGGTCCTGGTGGGATGCCTCCTCCTGGCGGTCCAGCTGGCGGTCCAGGGATGCCGCCGATGGGAGGAGCGGGAGCACCTCCTGCGCCGCCTCCAGGAGCAGGTCCGGGGATGCCCATGGCCTCCCCCTCGCAGCCACTGGTTTGACTAAAGTGAATAAATAGTGTTTGATAGTCACTAAACCAAGGAGAATTGTATGCCAGAGATTAGTACCCCCGCACCCGTATCTGCACCAGCACCTGTATCAGCACCTTCTGCTGCACCAGCATCTAGCACCGGATTCAGACAGCCAGAAGGAGCTATGTCTCCGGATGAAATCTTCCGTGAATTCGAATCGAAATTGGAAGAGCAAGCTCCAGACTTTTCGAAAGCCCGTAAGTATGACGACAGGACTCCAGACGAGATTCTGAGTGCCCTGGACGAGAATGATGGAAATCTCCCTCCTGAAGAGCCGGAAGATAACATCGATCCGACCACAGGCGTCAGTCCTGAGATGGACGAAGCAGCAACCCCTACTGACGAATTCAAATTCGAATTCGAAGGAGAGGTTGGCGGGAAGAATTACAAGATCAACTTCAAGAGCCAGGAACAAATCAACAACGCCATCAAGAAGGCGATTGTTGCCGACCAGCTCTATCAGAAGACCCGTACGCTTGAGTCTCAGGTTCAGGAGATGGGTCAGTACAAAGAGTTCTCCGACCAGATGGATCACTATCTCGAGAACGATCCAAAGGGGCTTATGGATCTCATTATCGAGGATCTCCCCGAGGAAGATGTAAAAGAGTGGCTCATCGCTAAAGCGGAATGGTACGGACAGGATCAGGAAATACGCAAGCAAGCCATGATTGCGAAGGAGAACGAACTCCTCCGCAGGAAGATTGCAGCCATCGAAGAGGCGGATAAGAAACTGGACGAGAAGCGGCGTATGGCGGCTGTGGAAGCCGATAAGCACGTGCTTCAGTCTTGGGGTTCTGGAGTGATGTCAAAAATGAAATCACGTATTCCAGACTCGTATCATGGTATAATCGAACGTGAACTTAATAATTCAGTATTAGAAGCCAAGTATATGCAGAGTAGTGGACAAGACGTTAATGTTAAGACTCTTGATAGGATCTTCGCTCGAAATATGAGGCCCATTCTGGAACTCATACAAGAGAAATCCAATGACAGAATCGTAAATACCCAAGTAGCAAAGATTGTGCAGGATAAGAAGAACCAGAACCTCGCAAGAGTTCAGGGGGCAGCTACTCAGGCTCAGTCTAAGGTAAATCGTAGCAGTACGCTCAGTAAGGAAATTGACGAGAATCCAGCTAAGATGTTCGACCTTCTCCTCAAAGGGATGGATGAAGGCCGCATCAGAATGAAGGCATAAGGAGGAAAAAATGCCAGTTATTGCAGAGAACAACGCATTTTCAAATGCGCAGTTTAAGCAGTCAGACCTGCTTAAGTTTATCCAGGAAAAAGGTTCCAAGACCCTGTGGCGTGTTGTCTCGGGTTTGGACTCGGTCACCAAGAAGGGCGAATGGCCTGGGGGTAAGGAATTCCGTTACCACATGACCGTTGATGCCGGTGGTGGAGCGTTCAGTGGTTTGAACTCCGTTGGTGGCGTGTTTGCCAACCCTGACCGTGCATACGGAATTCAGGCGTTCATGGTTCCGAAGTATCAGACGATGACCATGTACTTCGACCGAATCATGGGCAAGTTGACTGACAGCGATGCCAAGGCTTACTTGGGCTCGATGAAGATGGAATATGAGCAGAAGACTCTGTTCCAGAAGAGCTTCACGAACCTCCAGCAGATTATGGACGGCACAGGCCGTGTTGCTACTCCTATCGGTCTTGGTGCATCCAACACCGCAACTGGAAACAGCTTCACGATTGCCAGCCCTTCGACTCTTCTGAAGGTCAAGCTCTCTTCGCTCGACACCGCAACCGGATCTGCCGCCTACTGTATGGAAGGTATGGTGGTTTCGTTCCTGTATCCGAACTATGACGACGATGACAATGGCACGGTTGCCACCACGAAGGCTGACTGCGTTCCTCGTTTCGCCGTTCTCGGATTCAAGGCTTCTACGGTTCGCTCGTATTACGATGCTTTCCGTGTTGTCCGTATCAACCAGTCGGCGAACGAGGTTCTTCTCGCTCCCGCACGTAAGGCCGCTGGAGACAGCGACACCTACACTCCCTATACGACGGTAGACGCCTCGCACATGGTGCAGCAGGGCGGTTCGTCCACGATGTGGTGCGGCGGAACAGGTACTGTGACTGTCACTCCGTGGCAGGGTCGTACGACTGCTCTCGGTGCTCCGACGGATACCAATGGTCTTACTGGCGGTGCCTCCCTCGGTCTTGATCACTTCTTCAGCTATGCCGGATTCACCAGCTACGTGGCTGCGGACCATCCGACAGCGACCTTCTTGGTCCTCACCGGGTATATTCCTACGGGAACCGTTGACTACGGCATCGGCAATTCGGACTTCAGCTCGTTCTCTGGGGCTACCACCACCAATGCTGCAGCGGCTCGTGCGATTCTCGGCCTCGGCTGGGATGCGAACGTGGACTCTGCCTACGGTGTTACCCAGGACGTGTCGCTTGTGAACCCGTACCTGATGACTGGTATCGAATCGTTGATTTTCAATGATACGAACCTCGTTCAGGGCGTTCCTCGCTACAGCATCCAGCAGTACCTCCCGACGAAGAAGGACTTGAACTCTCAGGCTCTGACGTTCAACGGACTCTTCGCTGGTGTGGCTGAGCACTATGTTCGTAACCGTGACAAGGATCCGAACTCGGCAGACGTGATTCAGTGGAACCTTCTCGACATGAACCCGCTGGTGTACACCTCGCTCCTGTCGCTCTCTGAGGCTGACCGCCGTATCACCGATGACAAGGGCATCCGTGGTACCTCGTGTAAGACCATTCAGGTGGGCAACAAGAAGTTCGAGCTGAACATGAACTCCTCCATGCGTCTTGACCGTATCGTCGGTATTCCGAAGGATGCGATCCAGATGAAGGGTGGAACTCTTGACCCGGTGGAAGTTGATGGCCAGCGTCAGTACATGGCTCTCAACAGTTCTGCTCGAAGAGTTAACGCGTATGAGCAGTATTACACCATACAAGGAGAACAGTATGTTGAGAATCTCCGCGACTGTCTGTTCTTCAGAAACTTTACCATAAGTATACTGTAAGTCAATTGACGAATGCGGGAGATTCGGATATTGTCCTCCGTCTAACGATTGGAGGACAATATGGCACAGATACCAGTATTCAAGGGCGGGGTTAAGGTTTTCGAGATTGAGGTGGACGACGATATGTACGAGGAACTTTCAAAAAGTGTATGGTATGCTTGCTCGGGAACGAAGCAATATGCCCAACGCAAAGTGAAAGCTCCCAATGGGATTTTCTGGAATCAAAAACTGCACCAGACAATTCTCGGACTGCCGAGAAAATCCGGAGTGGTGGTGGATCATATCGACAGAAACCCATTGAATTGTCGTAAAAGCAATCTTCGAATGGTCACCTTTCAGGAGAATTCCTGGAACAGGAGCAAACGCAAACGGGAGACTACTTCCCGGTATACCGGGGTTTCCTGGGCTACGCACCAGCGATGGGTTGCAACTATCGATGGAGAGCACATCGGCTATTTTGATTCGGAGGAGAATGCTGCCAAAGCATATGACTACGAAGCAAGACAGCGCAGAGGAGCATTTGCGGTAGTCAATTTCCCAGATGTGAATGAGAAACCTGCTCCTGACAGGAAAACTTTAACCAAACGCAAGTACGTTACTGTGGTGAATAAGAATGGCAAGCCCAAGTATCATATCCAAATAACTTGCTGCGAACCTCGAATTATCACCACAAGGACTACTCTTGAAGCAGCTATTGAGTGTCGGAATGAAAAACTGAAGGAGTTGGGTGTTCCAATTCCTGATTGACTCTTTTGAATAACCGAAAGGATACGATATGCCAGCAATTGGATTATCGAGACTTCAACAGGACACACTTGACCGGCATCTGTCTGCTGGCAAGCGGTCCAACAACGGACTCCTTCTCTCTGCTATGCAGTGCGGAATGATTGAGACTTTTCAGGGCAAGGGACTGGTTCACTATGTGCGTACCGACGTGGGCGGCGGCGATGAAGTCGATGTCGCCACGTATATCACCGGACTCACCGGTCTGGATGCAGACTTGGATCCTTACTACGTGACTGGAACGGGACACCTCTTGGCTCTTCGTGGGTCGGATTCAACCCCCACAGCTTCCACTGTAGGTATCCCTGTGGCTTCTACCACAGCGTCCTCCACGGGTGTTCTTCGCCTCACGAATCGTGACGTCAATGCAGCGAACGTGGCGGGTGTTTCTCAGGAAGGAGCTCTCTGGATTCCAGGGTCCACTCCTTGGGTTGCTCAGTTCGAACTTACCGTTCCGAAGAATGCTTATGCTGTCGGCGTGGCGTTCCAGGAAATCGGATTCATGGGAGCGGGCGATCTCGCCACGCACTTCGTTGATGCATCGAAAGAGTTCGGATACGTGGATGGAACCAGCGACGTTGCTTTCGTGGCTCTGAAGTTCTACGCCGGAAATGGATACCTTCGGATTCGTCCTGCCACGGCGGGAACGATTCTCACCAGTGCGGCGTTCCCGATTCCGACTTCCGGAAAGCACACCTATCGCATTGAGAACAACTACTCGACGACTGGAGGAACTCCCACAGTCTCTTTGTTCATTGACGATGCGTTCGTGGTTTCGATAGCGGCTACAGTAGCCAGCGGACTTCAGTTTGCGGCCCGTACATGTCACGGAGCGAGCTATGCCGCAGCTACCCATACGCCTCCCGTGTTCGACATCGACACTGTCGTTGTCGCCATCAACCCATAAGGAGATAGATCATGCCTATGCCAATGCCTATGGGCGGTAAGCCTCCAATGGGAAATCCTGCGCCACTTCCGGGTGACGAGGACTCCTCGTATATTGACGACATCATGGGTCAAGACCTTGAAGGCGGAGAAGATGATCTGTTCGGGAAGGAATCTCCTCTCGAATCAGCTCTGATCGACGCCGGATTCCAGGTTTCGCCTGACCAGCTGTCGCAGATTGAATCCATTCTGTCCAAGCCTGCCCCTAAACCGGGTGAGGGTCTTGCCGGGAAACCCCCTGTTGGTGCCGGTCCTGCAAAACCGATGGCTAAGCCCACCGGTGGTGCGGTTCCCGCTGGCATGGGCCCTGGCGATCTCCCCGTTCGCTAGTGGGACTCCTAGAGTGATAAGGCCCTGTCGAACTCTCGATGGGGCTTTTTCGTTTTTTGGTGTATGATGATTCGTGGAGGATGTCATGCCCGGATTTGTTAAGACTCCCAAGGACGAGCGCAAATGGGACAAAGCCAAGGAAGCTGCCGGAAAGAAGGGCAAGGAAACCAATTGGGCTTTGGCGAATTACATCTTCCATAAAGTGAAGAAGTACAAAAGCAAGAAGGAGAAATAATATGCCACAAGGTGCTATTCTGCCGCAAGCACTGGAGGACTTGGTCAAAGGGTATCGGGAAGGAAAACCGATGTTCAATGAATCTCCTTCTGCTGCTCCTACTCCGCTTCCTGAGGAAGAGGAAGATTTTTGGAATCTTCGGAATAAGGAAATCCCAGGCGGACCCGTTCCAAACAGGGACATAAAGGAAAAAATTATCCGTCCCACACACGGCGACGGACGATATATTCCACCGAAAGGACCAGAGGGAGTCGGCACTGCGCGGCCTTCACGGGATACTGCACCCTCTCAACCTCTTCCTCCGGGGTATAAGCTTCCTACCCCCGCCCCGCAGCAACAGCAGGGATTGAAGGACAAGCTCCTGAGAATGCGGGGAGGAAAATAACATGGCTAAAGACACCTTCAATCCTGATTATCTCGGCATTGTGGACGAAACTGACCCAGCTCTTTTCGATATTGAAGAATATCTGAAAGCCATGAAGTCTGGCGGCGTTAAAGGCAGACAGGACGAAGAACCAATCGCAGTGGAAGAGATGCTCAAGGCATTGGGCAGTCTCGAGAAAGAACAAAAGAGAATAAAAGGACAAAGATGGTATGACCCAGAAGGAGAATCCCCAGCAGAGAAAGAGTTTAAATACGCCGACATCCCTACCACTTTCGATGATTCTGAGCCTCGGGGAGAATATCGAGCTCCTCCCGGAGATATTCCGTCCTATGACGAAGAAGGCGCTTCAATCGATGAACTCCTTGAAGAATTCTCTCCGACAAAAGAAGAAAAAACTGGTCCGCTCCGCAAAATTCGTGAAGATGACCTTCCTCCTGAGCCTTCAGCTAAAGTGTCTGAGGTTGCAGTGGCTAAAACACCCTTCCAAAAGAAACAGGGTGGAGCGAAAACTGTTGGAAAAACTGATTCTGTTGCTAAGAAAACTGTAGAACTCAGCGGAGATGTCTTCGGAGAGAAGAAGCCTGAGAAAACTCAGACCAAAAAAGACGAAGATCCGCTTACGGGACTGAATGTTCCATGGGAAATGATGAGAGAAGAGGGAGCGGAAGAGGAAGAACTTCCTTGGCTGCTCGGTTCTCTCGCCACAGGCCCTGTCATGGGGCTTGGAAAAGCTGCAGCGAAAGGAATCGCTGGCAAGCTGGGAAGTAAAGCCGTAAAACCTGCTGTAGAGAAACTCGGAAGTGACCTCGCCGGACCTGCTGTCGAGGAAACCACTTCCGCATTACCAAGACTGGTGGAGAAAATGGCAAGAAGTAAAGTGAAAGAGGACGTAAAACCCGCGATGCAGTACACCCGGGACGTTGGAAACAAGTTCCGTGAGTACGCTAAGAAGGAAGGATTCACTCCGCAGCGGAAACTCCCTTCAAGTCTCGCTGGCCGCATGAAGGCTAACCCTGAAATCGACAGACTCCTTCGCATGGTGCGTGAAGGAAAGCTTCCTGCTGAGAAAGCCCGACAGCTTATCAACCAAATGGAGTAATCCATGGACACCAAAGAACTCGAGGCGATTGTCCGAGACAGATTGCTTGAATATCAAACAGATCCTATCGACAGCACCTACATTCTTCGGTGTCTTAACGAAGCCTATCGCTTTGCGTACAACCATTTCGTAAAAAGCAACGATACCCACTTTGGAGAGATCTACGAACTGCAGATTATCGCTGGACAGTCTGAATATACTCTCCCGGAGAACCTCTGGACGAAGAGAATTGAGCATTTTCAGATTCCTTCTCCTCCAAATGAGTCGCAACAGCCCTGGGGCTGGGTGAAAATACCTAAACACGACTGGAAACAGACGTATCGGTACCAGACCAACAGAATCCGCACGTATTACCCCAATGTGTGGAGCCAGATGAACAACAAGATCTACGTCTATCCACCTTCGCTGGTGAGCTTCACGGCGAAGATGGTTATCAGCCGCAGAATCGCACCTCTGGGGACGTATTGTGGACGGATTACGAATCTTGAGAGCAACGTAATCACTCTGGACGAGCTAGCGGACAGCCGGTTGACCACCTACGCTTCTGATCCGACCATGGCGTTTATCAGCGTGTCGGATCACACGACAGGAGAGCTCAAGGCTCTGTATCCGTACAACTCCGTGAACTCCACAACCAAAAAAATCACCTTGGCTTCAGCTCCGTATGGACGGAAATACGCAGCCTATGTGATTCAGGATCTCACCTGGGTAGCGGCAACGGCTGGGACAGGCGGACAGGCTATCTCGGTGCAGTACACCGACACGGGAGGCGGCGGCTTGGCTGTCTCGGCCTCAGGAAATGCCATCACAGTCAATTTTGGCGGTGCTACTCCCACGGCCAACCAAGTGCGTGCCGCAGCCATTGCCGTACCTGCTGTCGTCGCTCTGGCCTCTCCTGTGGTCACAGGAACCGGAACCACAGTGCAGACCCAGCCAGTCTCCGCTGTCTACCTCGTAGGCGGTACTGGGCACTTCATGGAGTGGGACATCTCAGACCTTCCTGGAACCCAGTGGGGCTCCATCGAGCTCGACGACATCGTTTGCTTTGGCGTGGCCACCGGAGTCTCCATCTTCGGGGAAGCCTTCGACACCTTCCTGACAGACTGGGCTACCCAGAAAGTCAGAGGAGCCCTTAACGAGACAGATCCTGAAGTGGTAAACTCACTGAAGCTCCAGCTTCAAGAGCTCGCAGGTGACCTCGGAGGAAGGGTTACCGGAATTCGAATCAATCGCTCCACGATGAACCAATGGGGAGCAAGACCTTTCAGGAGATAATCCAATGTCGATAAGACCAGATCCCGCGACACTTGTTCCAATCAACAGTTATCGAGGGGTAGATGGATCTGTGTCTCCATTACGTTTGGCTGATGGATTTTGCCAAGAGATGGAGAATGCGGACATCAGCACTGCAGGGGTTATCAAGAAGCGGGGCGGATATGTTACTTGCGGAGGAAGATTTCCAGTAAACGGCATGCCGGTTACTCCAGGATCTCCTACTTATTACTCATTGTATCGAAAAGAATATCCAATAGGTAAGATACCATATTTGACTCGAGCGTATCCTCTGTCATGGTCTGGAGGGCTCCAAGAAATTGTAAAAAATATTGGATACATAGATCTTCCCACGAATTTTGGTGATTACTACTTTTTTGCTGAATTTTGGGCGGATGCCGAGTACCCAGTAACCGAAAATACAATTTTCGTGCATGGAGCGGCCTCAGAAAGTGTTTGTCGTTTTGCTCCGATAAAAATATACGGGAATAAATATGCCATGTTTAGCCGCAATGTGTGGCAAGCATGGAGCGGATTTAATCTTGCCCCAGCCATTACTTGGGCTGCATTCTTGGGATCTCCGTATCAGGATTTTGATACCGGCACGTACAAGACAATAGGCACCCAAGGATTTGTTTGGCCTATGTTCCCTATCGATTTGATCGCTCAAATAGAGAGACTTAGTGCTACTAGCGCAAAAATATACACCTCACTCCCTCTCCCCAAGTACACCCCCATTCGCCTACTTGGTGGTGTGGATGGAATGATAACAGACGCGATTGGACCACGGCATTACCCTATAGAAAACTGTTGTTACGTTTCGGATACGGATAATCGGACGTATTTTACCATAACTGAAATGTCTGGATTGAGCGCGGCACGTTTAGACACCCGTCCAGATTCTACTTTTTTGTTTAGGTATGCTTTACATAAGAAAGTTGATTCTACGATAGATGGCACACCTTTGGTAGACACCTATATCCTAAACTCAGACAATTCTATAGCTACCCGGACAGCGTATTTGCCCTGGGGTGTGTCCACCTTTGAGTATGGAACTGGAGTGGATATTGGAGATGTCCAAACAGTAGAGGCGTTCACAAACTTGGCTGAAGGTCAGCAAAACATTGCTGCTTTGGTGAACGGACGAGTCTTCAAAGGCCCATCCGAATATGAATTTCTTACCGCACTACGTGTGGATCAACCTCCTGCATTTACTACATATGGGACAGTATCTGCAGTAAATGGAATATTCACGGTGCCATACCCCTCTGCCTCTACTTATTATCGAGTAGGGGATGTTGTCGAGATAAAGAAAATAGATCTTTTGGGGGAGGCTACTTCGATTACGCAATTAGATGTGGCTGGAACGACCGGATCGGAATTGCTGCTGTCATCGGATGGACTTACTTCTCTTTCATATGAATATGGGGAAGTATGGAATTTTACTCGTGAGGATACGCTTATTCCCGGAGCCACGATCGTGACTAATTCTCCCTACGGAGTGGTTTCTCCGTATGATCCTGTTCATGGGGATACCATATTCTTTGGGGGGCTGGGGTCTGGGTATTCCGCGCATGAGCTCTGGTATACGAATGAATTGGTGGCAGAGACTCAGTATAGGCTAGTCTTCAAGAATTCCGTAGTATTCTCCTCTTCTGAATTGGTGTATGTGCAGAAAAGGTGGGGAGAGGTTGTTTTCCCGGTCGAAGCAAATCCCATGCTTCCGTCAGTTGGTTCTCCTGATTTCTCCACCATCACCTCAAATGGCATATCTGCGCGCCCCTCCACAAGTGAAATAGTCTCCAGTGTTTCGTACTCAGGCTCTTCATTTTTCTCCACAAAAGATGACGGTGTCGTGGTGTTCAATGGAACAGAGGTATACTCACTTAGGCTAGAAAGACCCCAAGTAGAAACCATACGTTCTCTTCCAGGAACTAAAGGTAGATTTCCAATTAGAGTAGGAAGTAACGGGGAAAAAATAGGAAAACAAATAGAAGCGTTATTTGTATATTCATACTATGACTCCAACAACAGATTGATGGAATCCGAACCATCGTCAGCGAGTGAAGGGATTTTTTCTCCGAATGCTGCAAGAGATGGCAGTGATTATTCCGAATTGGCGGAATATCGAATTTCTCCTCCCCCCACTCTGTGTGGGCTGGAGACTAGCAGATTAACGATAGATGTTTACGTTAGAGTAGTAGATCCAACTACTTCTTCTGATTTAGACTATGTTCTGTATCGAAGAGTATCTGCAATCATGGGTTCTGCTACTTCGATTATTTTGGGGGACATATCCCCTGAATATCTATCTGGGAATAAACTTATCTATACCCTCTCTGAGGGTAAGTCACACCTGTCCTCCCCTCTGGCTAAGTTCTTAGTTTCAGCAGCCGGAAGACTGGTCGCTCTGAATTGCAGGTCTAAAGACTATTGGAAACTAAAGATACTAAAAGTATTTAATTCAGATAATACTTTTGGCGCGTATACTTCATTTCACTGGCCGTGTAGAGACAGATACGCTGGAGGTGGTGCCTTTGATCCGGTATTCTACACTTTTCCTTTGGGGGTAGTCGAAGTCAATCCCGGAGGAGGATTACCTAAAACCTTTCGTCCAGCTAAAGATAAGACGGAAATCACAGGATACCCGGATTCACTATATCCTGAGTTTACTACTTATTCTTTAGATTACACCAATCTTTGGAACGGAACTACTGGATGCTCAGTAAATGGGGATACGTTGGCCACGTCCCCCCGAGTGAAACTCAAACTTACGTATGGGGACGTTTCAGATCGTTTCAATGTAACCACCACTGTGACTACTGATCAGTCTGTGAAATTCCGATTCGCTGGCAGTGCCACCCCAACGGGTTTGCCAATAGATTTCCTCGGAGACACTTTCAAATCACTTACTAGTCCCCCAGCTAGTCCGACCACCCTTCGTGGTTCTACTCGATGGACGGATGCCTCTCTGGACTCCACCGGCATTCCAATAGCTCTTCGTGACACTACGGCTTTGGAGTTCCCAGAAGCATATGTTTCTGGAGGAAGTTGGACAGACGCACTTTCGAAAAGAGTATTGCAGTCTCAGGTGGACAATGCCGACTATGGAATCGTTATCTCCACGGAAGCTGGAGAAACCAAGATCTATTACTATTACGACGCCACAATTGCCGCCCCGGTTGCTCCGGCACAGCCAAACAGTTACTGCATTATCAATGGCCCCAGCACCCTCGGAAATATCCGAAAAGCCGGAACTACAAAAATACTGTCGTTCGACTCCGATTTGACCTTCATTACTGAAGCGGTAATAACGGGAACTGTGTCCGTAGGCACTCGCACGTACAAATCCATTCGTCTGTTTCCCATTACCTTCACTCTTGATGCTACCGGAGCATATGCGGCCCAGAAGTATGAAGTAGTCGCAGATGAAATCATGGATCTTGGAGCGTTTTCTTACTCCATGACGATCTATGAAAGAGCAGCGCTCACTTCTCCCGTGACGTTTTCAGGATTCACGCTACCATCTACTACCCTGACCGTTTACCATACCACCCTACGCATAGATACTTTGTTTGCTGTAGATGACTATGCCATAGTTGAGTTGTCCGACGGGGATCAGAAGCGAATACCTCAGGGATTTCCAAAACTGATGCCTGGGGCTTTTAGAGTCAAATCTGTTGGAAATACTGGAGGAGGAAGCCCCTACTATATCACTATAGATGTGCCGTATTCCCCTGAATTTCGATCCGCTACCACTGCGACAACCTCCATTGAACTGGATGAGTATAGTTACATCGTCAACGCCAAAAAAATAATTTATTTGACTTCTGGAAACATAAGGGTATACGTCGGTACCGGAGCCCAACCCTATCAGAGCTTGACTCGGTCACTCACCGTGGGTAATGCCGCTCAAGCCTATGCGTCTTTTCTGCTGCTGCGGGGAGCGGATTTCACTTCTGCAGATGTCGGACTATCTGGCTATTACTGGAGAGTCGGTGGAGATTCTTCAGGATACGCCACCCTTCGAACCAATCTTACCGCTATTGATTATTCTAAAATTACCGGGATTAGATACTCCAGTTTCACAAATGTATCTACGTCTTCCACCTATGGAATTCCTGTTCCCTGCCCTATTTCTCTGGGATTGGCTGACTCTCTGTTGGACCTCGCACTACCTATATTTTCCAAAACCCCATTATTGGTAGATGTGGGGCTAGTTCAGGTAGGGAAAAGAATCACTGGAGCAATAAATTCCCTATATAACCATTTCTTCTATGCATATAATGATAGTTATCCGGCGGGATTGATGGAGGCAGAGCCGAATGAAATTATAATTTCTGCCAATACTTCAGTATTAAACTATATTACAGACATATATACTGGATACAGCCAATATAACCCATTTCGATGGACTCAGTATGATTTCTGGTATTCCGCGGCGTTTGTTTCATTGGCCACGGATGCGTTTTATCAGTCAACTCAATTTGTAAATGACGGCACTGGCACTTACAAAACACGAAAAGTTATATTCGGCAAGCATCATACTAGCTCCTCTACATCTGGAACCTCGATTCTGGATAATTATCCCAATAGAATTCAGTGGACTGATGCTCGTTCGGAAACGGTAATCTCTCCCAATATCCCTATGTTCGGAGAAGGAAATTACTACGACTTAGACACTCAGGATGACTCCGAAATTCTCGGGGCTTCCTCATTCCAGAATACTTTGATTGTCCAAAAGAAGAATTCTCTCTGGCGCGGAACTTTCGACAACTACGGCGATTTGACTTTTCAGCGTATACAGTCTCCTGTGGGAGGATACGGCCACAATAACATGCCATCTACCTTGTCCTATATGTACTTCATCAATCCTGAGGGAGTCTATTACACCGACGGCAATGCTGTGGAACCTGTCCTCAAGCTTAACAAGCTGTTTGAAGACCGGGTGAATAAGAGTCAGTACCTCCTGTCTCGCACAGCCGGATTTGCGGACCAAAAGAACAAGCAGCTCTATGTTGGAACCCCATACGTCAGTAACTATATCACCGACACGGCGGATATTGATGGGCAGTTTAACTACTGCTACAACGATGGCGTCATGGGATGGCAGGTGAATAAAGGATTCGACGCCTACAAGTGGACTTCCATCAACGGAGAGTACTATTTCGCATCGAGCAGAGGACGAGTCTATCGCCTGCGCTCCGAGCCATTCCTGAGCCGGTATCGTGACGGAGAAGAAGCCGTCCCATTCGCCATGCTGACTCGGTATCTCACGGCAGACGAGGGAGTGAACTTCAAGTTCTGGCGCAATGTGTTGTTCCAGTTCGGAACCACCAGCGACTTCACCATGAACGTTAGCTACCAGATAGACTTCAAGAGCACCACGTATCCACTAGAGACGTACCCAATCACTGGGGCCGAAACCGTGGCGGGAGCCAAATGGTACGGAAATGACCGGGTAATGAAAGCCATTCGAGAAACGTTTGGTCAAAGGGTGGCCCAAGTGTCCTTCCTCTTCACCGAGGCGACGATAGACACGGACTGTCCTATTTATTCCGTACAGGTGCAGGGAATGCTGACAAATACCAGACTCGTACCTCAGAAGAACACTAGAGCAGGAGGCGATCGATGAAATTCGAGGCACAACTATTCAAACCCAATGGTGAGCCACCTGAACTGGCCAGATTCTTCCAGCACTACAACCTAGTCTGCAAGTATCTTATTGATTTTAATGCTAATCCCCTGAAACTTGGGGCGGACGTGGCACTGCCTGTCCAGCAAGTGACATTGATCCACAATCAGCCCTCCCAGGTAAACCACCGACAAGGTACTCGGAAAAACGTAGTTTTCTGCGGTAGGGTAGAAATGTTCAACATCTCGGCCTCCACCCAGGATAAAATCACGGTGGTGCCTAAACTATTGACTACTTCACTGGCGACCGAACCGACTGGACGTTTAACCCAGAAAATTTACGTGAAAGATCCGGCACTTTTTCAAGTGGGGGACAAAGTACTCCTTGGATCCAACTTCAGAACCATCGAAAATATCACAGGTAATGAGTTCACGTTGGATGAAAACTTCATGTATGCTAATATCTGGGTAGTGTCTCTGGCTCTTGAGACTGTCACCGCGCTCATCTTCTGAGGTAAACATGGGACTAAGAACTCCTTCGGCATGGCTGCCGCAAGATACTCGAACCCAAATGGCCCAAGGCAATATCTCTGGGCTCACGCCAAAGCAGGAGGATATGTCCTTTGCTCGTAGCCCTTTGGCGTCGCAGCAGCAGAATGAGGTCAAGCCCAAGGAAGAAAAAGGAACCACTGCCGGGGAACGGGCGCAGACAGAACAAGAAGGTCGACAGGAACAACAAACCCAAACCTCGCAGCAAGCTCGACAGCAGCAGCAGGCTTCTCCCGTAAGTATGGCGGTGGAGAACGTAGCAAGTAAACTGTCCAACTTCTCTTACACCCTGCGTGGATATGTGAACCAATTCCTCCAGGGAGGTGCGTCAGCTGTTGGGCTGGGGCAAGCCAAAGAGCAGTACAAATATGACCCGGACTCAAAAAAATACGTGCTGTCCATTTCCGAACAGCAAGCAGACATCGAACCTGTTCTCCAAGAAAAGATGCGCCAGCAGGAGAAACTTAAACAGAGTTTAAGTCCCTTCGCTCAGCAGGTCGGAGAGAAGCTCGTAGGAAAACAGTTTGGGCAAGTCCTGGAAGAGCAGTTCGGAGAAGACCCACAGATCTCCTCTCTCCTTCAGACGGTGACCGCTCTTCAAGATTTAGAAGCACGAGGACTTTCCGGTTCCCCGGAAGCAAAAGCTCTCGAAGCGCAGATCCGAGAACAGGATCAGTTCGGAATGGTTTCAAGTCTCCGAGAGGCGATGCAGTCGTACAACAAACTCATGGGAGTCGATCCCGCCGGAGAAGAAACCAAGTGGTATGGGGATCAAGCCGACACAGGATACTCCGCACTGGACATCGCCCAGTTGAGTTCGGATACTCTCCGCACGGAGATTGAAAAAGCCCGAGAGTTCAGCTCCGGATTATTCGGAGGAGACTTCGAAGAGAACCTCAAGAAGAAATATGACACGGAATCCGCAGAAGGACAGGCGGCAGCGAGGAGAAAAGAGGCGGTACACTCCGAACTCATGTCCGGATTCCAGAGCTATATGGATGAAGCGGCGGGAGGATTTCAGTCCGCTAGAGACACCATTGACACCGCATTCAAAGGAGCGGCTGAAGCAGTAAAAGCAGAGCTTGCATTGGACGACAGTGCGGGTGGTGTTGCCGCTATGAAATGGTTTGAGAGCTTCCAGGAGGGGGGAGATTTTACCTCCATCCTGTATAACGCCATGAACGATCCCAACAGCGGACTTGGGGTAGAACAGCGACAGGCCATAGCAGACTACATTGGTAAGGCCGGGAGTGGCTCCAAAGAAGGCCAGCTGTATACTTGGATTAACTCTCTGGGCACCACGGGAAAGATTCCGATTAACATCCAAGGAGAAGACGGATTCGAGAAAACTCAGTTCGTCGAGCCCTCGGTCGAAGATAAGCTGCAGATCAATGCTCTCATGAAAGATAAAACTCTGTCTCCGGAAGAGAAGACGGAGAAGATGCACGAACTGATCCGAGGCATCGGAGTGGATACTGCGACCAGCATTGGGTCCACGATAGACACAGCCATGGAAACTGCAAATCGCACGGGTAGCTTGGCTGCGGGTGTGGTGGCTCTGAACCGTGGAATCGTAGAGAGTCTTAAGACATTCGCCCAGAGTAAGACGGAAGACTTTGTCCGCCAGTCGCTGCAGATAGACGACAAAACATGGAATGCATTGGACGCCGACGCCAAATCTAGCCTTATTTCCCGTACGCTCACCAACATGACTCCAGAACAGAAGGAGCAGTTGGTAAGTATTTTTCACGAGAAACAGAATCAGGAAATAACCAAAAAAGACACCTATATCAATCAGTGGAGATCGTCGCTGAAGGGAAGACTCGCGGAGATTGATGGAGATCCGGAGAAAGGCATTCCCGGAGTTCTGGCGAACGTACAGCAGCAGATTGACGATTTAGGTGCGCAGAAGAACGGAATCTACACCAAGTTCGCCAGCAAAGTGCAAGACGTTCTGCGCCGAGATGTGTCCCGATTTAACGCCATCTTTCAGCAGGTGGGGAATAACCCTTGGATACAGGCAAACGTCCCAGGCCCAGAAAGAGCTAAGCTGGCAGAATTGATTGAATGGCAGGAGAAACTCAGCCGACTGAATTCTATGGATCCGTTGTTGGTGTCTAGACTTACTGGAGGAGCTTACTCTCAGATAGACCCGGTAGATTTAGCTGTCTCCGGAGCCAAGAGCAAAGATTTCACCGCAATGAATAGGCTCTACGACGCATACACCAAATCCGTAAATGCTCCAGGTACCTTGGACAAAATGCCTTCTGTGATTACGGATCACATCAATAATCTCTATTCCCAATACAAGTCCGATCCAAACGGCATTCCCCCCGGGATGCTTACAGTTATGAACGTACTTGGGGAATACGAGAACACCGACGGGGTTCTCCGGCAGAACCTGCAGCAGGTGCAGGAAGCTCGAGACAAGATCACAAATCCTGAAACTGGGTATCTTGCGCAGGTCGACGAACTCAGCAAGTCAGCTGACTTCCCCTCTTTCACTCCGGATCAGATCCTCGGATTCAGTATGGGTGTGGCGAAGGGAGTGGAAACCGGGGTCGACTGGATTACCGGAGACAAACAACCCCCCTCTATCAAGGATATTGATTGGGGCAAGCTTGGTGGAGAGATTGAGGACATCATCACCAATTGGGCGGGATACGGTCCGGATGCAATCAAAGATGCTCTCGCGGACAAACTCGGATTCCCGGCGGATTCAATCTCACTCAAAGGCGGTGTTCCCCATATTCAGATGTCTAATGGAGAGTATATCCCGTTCTCTGATGCGCTTATTACGAAGCTCAGCTCAGCAACAACAGAAAATCTCACTCCGATGGTTGCAGCATTGCCTGGAGAATACGCGGGGCCTGACATCGCAGCTCGTGGGGATATGCTTACTGGGGCCATGGCGAAGGTTCCGGCAATGCCGGTTCCAGAAGAAAAGAAGCCGGGAGAAAAAGGCACCGTGGTGGGAGCTCCCACCTTTATCACTCAGCCTCAAGGAAAGGATCCTTCGTTTATCACTCAGCCTCAAGGAAAGGATCCTTCGTTTATCACTCAGCCTCAAGGAAAGGATCCTTCGTTTATCACTCAGCCTCAGGGCGTAGGTCCGTCTTTCATCACCCAGCCCCAGTACGGTACGGTTGGGGCTACCCCCACTGCGCAACCTACTTCCAAAGCTCTTCCGAAAAACGTTCAAACAAGTATTGGAAAAGTATATGGGGCACTCGGAATAGGTCAAGGAATGCTTGCGGCAAGTACCTTTTACCAGCAGAATGGGCGCTGGCCTACTGAGGCGGAGCTTAAGACTTTGAAAAATCCCCCCAAGAAGGGTACTCGTGCGGCTCCCCCAGTTGAGGTGGATGCTCAGCCCAAGAAAGAATCAAAGAAAAAGACCCCCAAAAAGAAGACTTCTACCCCCACTCAAAAACCCTCAAATGTAACTCAACCTTCCGGAGTGTCCTCCGGGCCACAGGGGTCTGGTGGCGGCGCAGGATATAGGAGATAGCATGCCCGCATTTACTCAAGACGTCTTCGACGCCACAAAAGAAAAGCCCATTACTGGGGAGTACGAAAAGTACAACGAACTTTTGCAGAAGCGAGCGAAGGCAGCGCAAGAACAGTACGGTGGCTGGGGCACATACAAAGCTACCCCGCAGATGTCTGACGTCGATAGGCTCAGAGCCGAAAGGGAATACAAGGGCACAGAATACGGACGTCGGCAACAAGCAGCTCAACAGAAGTTCGGACTGGCTCAGTCCATTGAGACATCTCGAGGAGGCATTGCCGACCGTGTCCGTGCTGCGCTCACCGGAAGAGAAGGACTCAAGCAGGACGTATGGGATCAGCAGAAGCGGATGGAACAGGAGTCTGGACTGGCTCAGCAGGAACAGGCCCTCCAGTTCCGCACCCAAATGGGCAAGATGAACTTCGCCTCGTTCCAGACAGCGGCTGAGAGAATCGACGCTATGCAACAGGCTTACGCTAAGGGCACTCTCAACTTCCAGATGCTGGACGCCGCACGAAACAATATGCTCACTATGGTAGACATCGACAAGTACTTTGCCATCCTGAAAAACAATTTCGCAAACGCTTTGGAAGACCTTAAAACAGAGGGCCAAGTCAAGCTAGATGCGGCTAAGTCGTTGTTCGAAGCAGATAGCAGAAATACCGGAAGCATCATCAGTGGACTGTTTGACATTGCTTCGGTTGCTATGAAATCGTATGCCAGTAAGGGGTCTTAATTATGAACCGACTAGCTCTTTTGTTGAACAAAATGCGTGATGCCAATTGGGTTACCCGTCCGTCGGAAGACGCAGAAGGGCAAGAATCCGTTGGGCCGCAAACGGACATCGTGAAATCAGAGGTTTCGCCTGGGGGTATGGGTGCCGAAGCGACGGGACAGTCTCCTCAACCTACCAAACCTATCAATCCCCAGGCTCTTACTTCAGTGGCTGACACCATTCAGGCGTCAGAACCGGAACAGTCTTACACTGCTCCGAAGATTGGGGAAACCCCTATGTCCAAGAAAAGAGACAAACTGGCGACTATGGGAAAACTCCAGACAATGAAGTATCCTGAACTGGCTCCGAAGAAGACACTGGCAGGAGGGGGATATGGCTCTGGAATTTTCTGATTTCGATCTTCCCCCGGAAGAGCGGGTCAAGCTCCGAGAAAAAGCATACGAATCCTTTGCCAATATCGCACAACCTGCGTATCAGGAGCAGATAGCCCGGGAGCGGGGACAGCTGGCAGAGGACGTATATCGTCAAGCGGCTCAGGCTGCGGCACAGGGACAGCAAGCTAAAATCGGCGGACTTCTCGGACAGGTGGCACAGACCACGGCGTCCATGCTTCCTGGGCAGCAGCAGAAAGCCGACGAGATGGCGATGCAGGGAGCGCAGATGAAGGAGGATATTACCACCTCCCGTCAGACTGCCGCCATCAATCGCTACGTGCAGAACACGGAAGACATGAAGACCAACACGGCTCGACAGCTTGCGAACCAAGCCTTTCAGATGGGCATGGACTCCAAGCGGTTGGCGTTGGCACAGAATGCATACCTTGCCGACGAAGGCCTTCGACGCATGTACGATGACCTTCAGGCGGGAAGAGCAACTCAATACGAGGTGCAAGCTCTCACCAATAAACTTCAGCTCGAGGCAGAGAAGGCTAATTATGCCCTCAAGCAAGAAGAGGCCAAACTGCGTGGAGAGATTGATACTCTGTTGGGTCAGATGAATCTCGATGCTGCCAAGGTTCGTTACGAAAAACTGTTGTCTCTTCAGAAAGACGCTCTACAGAAACAGGCAAAAGCCAATGCCACTGGATCTATTTTGGCTGGAGTATTCCAGATAGCAGCAACAGCAGTAGGCACGTATTTCGGAGGTCCGGCTGGCGGTGCTGCGGCGAATGTGGCAGCTAAAGCAGTTACAGATAAAGCGCAGGAAGGGAACCAATAATGGCTGAAGGACAACCCAACATCTATGACGAAGTCATCGGCAGACTCACCGGCACCGGGTCCACTTACGGGTATACCCCGGCAGCGCGGGAAATGGACATGCGGTTACTGGAGGCCCGTCTGAAAGACCCCAATGTTCCGCTTGCTGAGAAAGCCCAGCTCCGAGCCATTTTAGGATCTGCTAAAAGAGAGTTAGAGGCAGGGAAAATGGCGGCTCCTCCCCCGGGTGCGCCTACTCCCAAGCCTCCTCCGGCCACTCCTGCTCCCACCCCAAAGCCAGCGAGTACGATTCCTCCGGAGTTTGCTCCTCCTCCAGCTATCCCTGCACCAAAGCCAGCTCCTGCGGCCAGGGTACGCCAAGCATTGGCTCCTAAACCGACCCCTAAACCGACGCCAATTCCGGCTCCAGAGGAAGAAGTTGCCAAGGCTCCGGCTATTCCGGATCAGATGCCTCCAGACCCTTTTGAGAAACTTAAAAAACAGGAAGCCCCCGCCGAAAAAGGGACGTGGGTATCCGATCTCAAAGGAAAGTTGGGTGCGACGATACCTTCTATGGAAGGCTCCGCTCCTGCAGCTCCTGCGGCTGTTCCTACTGCGACTCCTCCCCCTCAAGATGATTTCTTGGGGAATTTCCTCGGTAGGATGAAGGGTGAAACCCTTTACCCGAGT